GTGCCCTCCCGACTGACGCCGTATCCCGAGTGGATCCACCCCCACCGGAGGGCCCTCGGCCGGCGCATCCGGGACCTGCGGACCGCCCGCGGCTGGTCCCAGGAGCGGCTCGCCGCCCGGATCGGCGCAGAACGCCGGTCGGTCCAGCGTTACGAGACGGCGGCCCACACTCCCACCTACGCCGATCTCCTGCTCCTTGCGCGCGCCCTGGACGTCACCGTGGCGCAGCTGGTCGACGTCGACCCCGGCCCTGAAGGCGAGCCCGTACAGCACGACGCCCCCCACCCGTGACGGCGTGACGGGCGGGGGGCGCTGGCAGCGGGTCGGCTACAGGATCGCCGTCCTGGCCCGCTCACCATCCGCCGGCGGCCCGTGGAGCCTCCGCCGACGGGGGTCTGTCAGTAGTAGTACCGGTGGGCCAACCCGTTGACCGGAGCGGTCTGCCGCACCGTCGCCTTGCACGCCCTCTTGTGGCGGACGACGTCGGGCACGGCGCCCGAGGGGGAGTCGATGGGGATGACCTCGTACCCCTCGCCCTTCCTGATGGGCTGGCAGCAGCGCTCGCAGATCATGCGGTGGCCTCCTGGGGACGGCAGCCGGTCTGGCGGGGTGCGGTGGGCTCGCCCAGGGCCAGCTCGTACCCGGCGCGGAGCTGGGCGCCGCTCGGGCAGTAGCGCCGTGCGACCCGGTTGCAGCCGCGGCGGCACCGGTAGACGTGCTGGAGGTAAGCGCGTCGGCGGGCGCGAGCCGGGTCCTCCTGCCGGCGGGTCACAGCCGAGCTCCCTGAGGGAGGCGCTGCAGGGTGGCGGCGCGGACCGCACGCCGCAGCTCGCGGCCCGTGGCGCAGCCGTCGATACGGGCCACGCACGGCGGGCAGTTCGGCTGCACCTTGCTGCCGACGTGCTGGTGCAGGGCGCTCATGGCGTCCCATTCAGCGGCCGTATGAGGGATGGTGACGGGCGTGGTGTCGCCCGTAGAGTGGCGCATGGCGGGTCCTCTCGGCAGGAGTCGTCCGCACCCCCGGCCGGGTCACAGCGGCGCGGGGGCTTGTCGTTCCCGCAGCGTAGAGGCAGGAGTCTATGGGGGTCTAGGGGACTCTACGGATTCCCACCGATCGCGTGGACTCCCATGGAGTGCCACGGTGATCAAGTGGAGTTCACCGAGTACGCACCCCGCTGGCGGCAGGTAGCCGAGGTCCTGATCGAGCGGATCCAGGACGGCACCTACCCACCGCTCTCCCGGGTGCCGTCGCTGGTGCAGATCACCAGCGAGTTCGGCATCGCCCACGCCACCGCGCACAAGGCACTGCGGCACCTGCGTGAGGCCGGGTGGACGTTCACGGAGTCTGGGCTGGGCAGCTTCGTCACCCGGCCGGAGGACTGGCCCCAGGCATGACGAAATGCCCCCGCTCTCCCGGAGGAGAGCGGGGGCATACGAACGGGGAGTGAGTCGTCCCGGGCCGGCCTCCCACCACGGGGCCGGGCCGGGACTCACACGCCGGTTCTGTTGTACTCGTCGACGCGGGGCGGCGGCGCCGGGGGCTCGATGCCCTGGTCCCGCATCTGCCCGGTCAGCTCGGACACGTACATCGCGAAGGCGCGGACCAGTCCGGTGAGACTGTCGATCCGCCGCTCGCTCCGCTCCAGCCGGCGCTCCAGGCCGTCACGGATCTCGCGGAACGCCTCCAGGTCCTGCTTCCGCTGCGCGGGCTCGGCCGCCGCATGGGCTGCTGCCCGCTGGGCTTCGGCCGTCGTCGCGGCCGCGGCCCGGGTGGCCCGGGCCGCGAACAGTCCCGAGCCGATGAGGGCGAGCGCCCCCAGCAGCGAACCGATGATGCCCGCCGCTATCCCCCAGCCACCGCTCATGCCGGGTCCTTTCTCCGTCTGGGGTGGGGCACCTCGTACTCCGGTACGCTCGCGGCCCACAGGATCATGCCGACGTGGCTGGTGGCGAACCAGCCTGCGAGGGCCAGCCCCCGCGGGTAGTCACCGATGACCGCGCCCCACAGATACGCGCCTCCCCAGATGAGAGGTGGCAGCTGGGCGGCGATGAATCCCCACCGGTCCCGACCGATCCGCAGCCACGCGCAGGACGCGGTGATGGCGCCGCACAGGATCCATAGCCAGGCCCAGACGCGGAGGTCTGCGGTCCGTGTGAGGAGGCCGAGGCCGCGCGGATCCGGCTCTGGGTGCAGGACGTAGCCCAGCCCGAACAGGATCTTGCCGGTGCCCAGCAGCATGAGGGCTACGCCGCGGCGGCCCAGCTGCTTGCTGAGCCGCCGGACTGCCCGGCACATCAGATGGCCACCGGCCCGGGCCTCTCGGCCGCGGGCGCGGTGCTCGGGCTGGTCGGGTAGGCCGGCGGGCGGGCCCACCCGAGGAACCAGCCCGCGATGTTCTGCAGGGTAGTGCCCCGCGCGCGCTGGCCGAGGACCTCGAGCCCGCGGAACGCGAGGTAGTAGGCCAGGGTGAGGAGAGCGGTCACGGCGGCCACGACCTGCTCTGAGCCGATGTCGACGCCGGCCCGCACGGCGAGGGTGAGGAGCCACCCGGCGACGAGCGGCACTGCGGTGCGCATGACGGAGATGAACAGGTTGGGCATGGTCAGTTCTCCGGGGTGGTGTCGAGGCGGACGGTGATGGACTCGATGGCGGTCTGGATGCGGGCGACGAGGGCGTCGGCGTCGAGCTCCTGGTCGCGGTCGGCGGCGAGCTGGGCGACGGCCTTGGACAGCTCGGTGATGGTGGCGTCCTGCGCGGCGGTGCGGGCGTCGAGCGCGCGGACACGGTTGGCGACGTCCTCCATCACCGACTCGGGCCGCCAGGTGGGGTTGGTCGTGCGGGTGCTGCTGGTGGCGGGCGCCGGGAAGCGGTCGGTGCGCCAGACGGCGTCGTAGATGTCCTGGGCGGTCATGCCGGCCAAGGGGTCCTCCTCGGTGGTGGGTGCGCCGGCCAGGCGGTCGGCGATGCGGCCGCGCATGTCGGCCATGGAGAAGCCGCGCGGGTCGACCTTGGTGTTGGTCCATTCCTTGTGGCCGATGACCGAGCGGGCGCTCCAGCCGTGGGCCCGGCACAGGGGCGGCCGAGGCGCGCTCGATCGCGTCGAGCTGGGCGGCGGGCCAGGGGTCCTTGCCGTCGCCGAGGTTGACGGCCTCGAAGCCGTAGAAGTGGGCGTTGCCGTCGGTGTTGTTCTCGTTCGGCGGGCCCGGCAGGTCGCGCTCCTGGACCACGGCGGCCAGGGTGTCGTCGTCGCCGCGGCCGGCGTGGTTGGCGCGGCCGCTGCCGACCAGGTACACGGTGCCGTCCTTGGCGATGACGCCGTGGCAGAGCGGGCCGGGCAGGTCGGAGCGGCCCTCGAAGCACAGGCGCACGGAGGCCTCGGTACCGGAGGTCACCGTGTGGTGGATCATCACGCCGTTGACCGGGCCCCAGGCGCCGGTGCTGGCCGGCCGCCGGTTGGTGCGCCAGCCGGGGTACTCGACGACCTTCAGGCCCTCGTCGCGGAGGGCTCTGACGAGAGCGTCGGGGGACAGGGGTGTGGCCATTCGGCCTCCAGACATGCGGAAGCCCCCGGCATGGCGGGGGCGGGCGGGCGGGCGGGCGGGGAGAGGTCACTCCTCCGGCGGCTGCGGGTCCAGCTTCTTGGCGGTGAGGATGGTGCAGTCCTGGCCGCAGTAGCCGTCCGCCGCGCACACCACCCGGCACCACCTGGGGTCACCGTTGTTGGAGTAGAACATCGGGCTGTGGCCGATGACCCCGTACAGGCCGCAGCCCTGCGTCTGGCACACGAAGGTGATCTCGTACCAGGTCTGGGGTTCCCAGGTGATCGGCTCCGGTTCCGGGATCGGGTCCGTGGGCTCGGCAGGTTCGTCAGCAGGAGTCGTCATGATCCGACCACCATCCAGTTGATTACGGTCTCGGTTGTGTTCTCCCGGTTGACCCACACGAGCATCGACGTGGACGTCACGGAGGACACGCTGACGCCGGTCACGCCCGCCGCCCCAGCAGGTGTGCGGACGCCGGGCACGGTCGTAGACGCGGTGGCCCAGCCCCGGACCGTCGTGCCTGCGATGGCAGGGAACGTGACCTGAGCGCTGGTGGGTGTGTGGGCGGCCGAGGGCGTGATGCGCACTGTGCCGGTGGCGATGTTCCCGGCGGTCAGCTTGCCCCACACCTCCAGGTCGGTCATCGCTCGGACCTTGCCGAGGACGGAGAGGTCTCCGTCGAACGAGCTTCTTGGCCCGTCCGGGTAGCCTTCCGTCAGGTTGAGGGGGCCGAGGGTGTAGTCGGCCAGGCCCTCACTGTTCAGCAGCAAGCTGATTCTCGGGGGCGTGTAGGAGCCGTGCTTGGGAGCGGTCAGGCTCAGGTAGCCCCATTGGCTGCCGCCGCTGCTGAGAACCTCGGAGGCCAGGGAGCCCGGAGCTGTCTCGGTCGGCGCTCCGGAGTACAGGCTGATGCGTCCGTCCGGCGTCATGGTGATGCGTCGCCCGGTCGTGGCGGTCTGCACGGTCGCGCCGGTGACCGTGGTCGAGCCGGTGATGTTGACACCGTTGATCGTCGCGCCGTTGATCTGCCCACCGGTGACGGTGCTGCCGGTGATCGCGCCGGTGAACACGGCGTCCCCGGTCGCGGAGTCGAACCGCACCACCAGCTGGCCGGTGCCGTTGTAGACGCGGAGCCCGTCGGCGTTCAGCTCCACCCGCGCGCCGGCCGGATCTCCCGCCACGATGCGGTTCACCAGCTGCAGCACGGCCTCCAGCTTGTCGGCGGTGACCGCGCCGGCCTGGATCGCGCCGGCCGTGACGGAGCCTGCCTCCAGGTCCGGGCCGTCGACCCGGAGGGGAGTCGCCGCGGTCTCGGCCGACGGCAGGCTGCCGACCGCCGAGGTGGTGACGGCGGTCAGGCGAACGTAGTGCTCCTGGTACGGCAGCGGCGTGACGGGCAGTCGGCCGCCCTCTCCGGAGCGGGTGATGGTCCCGGCGAACGTGGTCGGGTCCGGGGTGAACCCACTCTCACCGGACACGTGGACGGCGACGTGGTCGAAGTCCGCGGGCAGCGGGCTGCCGTCGTCGAGGGCGCCGTCCCAGACGACGGAGAGGCCGCCCAGGGACGGGGTCACCACCGGGGCGGTCGGCGCACCCGGGGCGGGCCCGGCCTCGGCGACCAGGCCGAGGGTGCCGTCCGGCTGTATGCCGATCGCGCCGCGTCGGGTGGTGCCGTCCTCGTCGTACACGGTGATGGCGGTGCCGGTCAGGCTGGCGTGCTGCAGCTGCCCGGTGCGTGCGCCGGCCTCGAGTTCGGAGACCCGAGACTCCAGGCGGGTGATCACCCTGGCGAGGTCGCGGGCGGTGGGGTTGAGCGCGCTCAAGAGCGCCTCCTCATGATGTGGGGCTGCCGTAGCTGAAGGAGCTGGAGCGGGTGCAGGTGACCTGCACGGTGTCACTGTCCGGCCGGTAAGTGAGGCCGGTGATCCGCACCCACATGGAGGTGCCGGCGGCCCAGCCGGTGGTGACCTGGACGCGGACGTCGTCGCCCACCTGGTAGGAGCCGTAGGGGGCGTGCGGGTGCTCCCGCACGGTGAACCCCTCGATGGTCTCCAGCAGGTTGGCGCGGGCCAGTTCGGTCCGCGCCACCTCCCGCAGCTGGGACTTGGTGGTGATGCTGGAGGCGGTGAGGACCTTGACGCGGCGGACCCGTCCGTCACGGCTGACGACGGTCTCCCGCAGCTGGTCCTTGCCGTCCCCCGCGCCGACGGCCACAACGCCGTTGGCGTAGTCCTCACCGTCCTGCCGGACGGTCACCAGGTCGCTGATGTTCTCGCCCTCGACGAAGCGCAGGGCGCTCTTGCGGGTGCCGATGCGGGGGTAGCCGATGTCGACCCGCAGAGCCACGTCGCTCTTGGCCGTGTCGGTCCAGGACGCGCGCTCGATGTAGTCGAATGGCGTGACCCGGGCCAGCTCGTTGATGCGGGCGCCGACGTCGGTGCGCTCGTAGTCGTGCTCGTAGTGCCGCCAGTACGGGCCGGGCCTGAGCTTCACCTTGTCCGGGATCTTGTCCAGCTTGGCCTTCGTCTTCCGGTCGAAGCCGGTTCCGGCGACGACCACCTGGACGTACTCGTAGGTCTTCGTGTTCTCGACGCTGCTGCCCGCGTAGGGCTCCAGCGTGACGGAGGTGGAGGCGTCCGGATGGTACGTGTACCGGTTGGGGATGCCGTACCAGTGGGCCAGCCGGTAGCTGCTGGACGCGGCCCCGCCGATGGTGACGCCCAGGCCGGCGTCCGGCTGGTCCTGGAGCTGGGCCCACAGGTCCCGCACGATGGCCACCGGGTCGGCGCCCATCCCGGAGATCGGCCCGCCCGGTATGACGGTGGCGCCGCCGTAGGACAGCGTCCGCGGCTGTGGCTGGCCCTGCGGCCACGCGCTCACCCCGGCGATGTCCAGCTGCCAGGACTGCCCGGTGAACTCGCTGCCGACGAGGAGGCCGGCGAACCGGATCTCGTCGGAGGCCTCGGCGATGATGAGGTCCCGCCACTCCACCAGCAGCGGCTCCCCGCCCGCGGTCTTCAGCGACCACGTGTCGGGGTCCAGGGTGGCCGACATGGCGCCGGGCCCGGACAGGGCCGGGCTGATCGCCACGTCGCGGAGGGGCAGGTCGCGGTGGATCCAGGTGCGGTCCAGGATCCTCAGCGCGTGATACCGCCACCCGCTCACTCCGGGACCGCCACGGCCTCCGGCGCGGGCAGCTCCAGGAACATCAGGTCCACGGCGAAATTCCCGTATGCGTCGGCGAGGAGGCGGCCGTTGTAGCCGCTGGCGCCCTGGGCCTGCATGTGGACCGTGACCTCCTTGCCGCGCATCGCGGCGGGGATGGCCCGCTGGTCGGCGTTGAACAGAGACGTCCGGTAGCCGTTGGACGTGGACACCTGGTTGACGTTGTAGGAGGACGCGACCGTCGACACGGTCGTGCCGCTGCCGGTGTCGAGGAGGACACGCAGCTGCCCGCGGGCGTCCGACCCGGCGCCCGTCGACCCGGTGGGCTCGAGGAGGACGTTGCCCCACGTCGCTACCACCTGCACCTGGGTCGCCCACGTCGGCACGTCGACGGTCCAGCCGGCTTGCGGCCAGTGCTCGTAGTCGGAGGTGACGTTGCCCGCCCGGTCGTCTCCGGCGACGCTGCCGACGGAGACCCGCAGGACCCGCTGCGAGCGGGGGTCGATCATCTGCCGCAGGTCGTTGATCATGAAATTTGTGACGGCGGCAGTGCTCGCGGGCAGGTCGATCCGTGCGAGCGGGATCCCCGACATGCCCGCGGGGACCTTCGTGGTCCCGGCCGCCACGTTCGGGATCAGCACCGCCCGCACCACCGGTTCGCCCGCCAAGAGGTCGGTGTCCCACGGCGAGCCACTGAAGGTAGGGTCTTCCGCCCTGGCGACGATGAGGTGGTGTGCCGGGCTGGCCCCGGCCGCGGGCACGGACAGGGTGTCCACGCCCAGGTTCACGCCGCTGTAGGAGCCCTGCCCGGTCACCTCCACGCCCTTGATGACGCACGCCCCGGCCGCGATCCGCACCGAGCTGGACGGCGTGCTGGTGGCGGACACCTTCAGGTCGCCGACCTCCACCACGCCCTGGCCCGCGCGGGTGGACGCCTGCAGCATCAGCCGCGCCTCCTCGGCGCTGTTCGTACCGCCGGTGACCGCCCAGCCGCCCAGCCACGTCATCTGACACTCCTCACGGTGATGTGCTGGCGGACCGCCAGCGGATCTCGCACGACGCCGTCCCCGTCAGGTCGGCGCCACGGAACTGGACCTCGGTCAGGCCAGGCGGCAGGGCCATGTCGGAGAGGCGGTCGCCGCGCAGGAGACCAGCCACCGAACCGCCCGTGCCGTAGGTCGCCGTCTGCGCCCACGGCCGGCAGTCGATGACGATGGACTGCGTCTCGGTGAGCGTCTTGCCGACAGACAGAGTCCGGCCGGCCCACGACACGGACGGCGTCGCGATCGGACCCCGGAACGTGATCACCGGGTAGGTGTCGCAGTCGCCCGTGTTGTGGACCTGGTCCCCGGCCGACACCTCACCGGCCCAGGTGATCGGCCAGGTCACCGGCCAGGTGACGCCTCCCGACACGGACGGCATGGTGCCCAGCGTCAGGACCTGCTCGTCGGCCGCGTACCAGCGGTGGTCCGCGGCCTGCCAGTCGCACGTCACGGGGATCACCCCGTGCGTGCTGGACCGCAGGACCGGAGCGAACCGGCGCGGCCGGCCGAACACCAGCCGCGGCTCCCGGCCGGGCAGCCGGTAGGTGAGCGTCGTCACCGCCCCCGGCTGGGCGCGCACGGCGTCGGCCTGCCACTCCCGCCGCCAGACGGCCAGCAGGTCCAGCGCCGCCGCCGGATCCCGGGACGCGACGACCTGGCCCTCCAGGGTGACGACCATGCCGGTCAGGGTGTCCCGGCCGAACACGATCCCGTCCCGGCCGGGCAGCTGCACGTCGCCCGCCTGCGTGCCCGGCTTGTCGTGGTCGAACACGCTGATGGCGTAGGCAGTGCCCAGGCCGAGGACCAGGTCCCCGACCTGGAACTGCCAGTCGCTCAGGCTCACGCGTGCACCCCCCGCCGTCGCGCCACCCGCGCCTGGAACATGGCCTCGCCGATGATGGCGTCCGCAGTCGCGGAGCCACTGGTCTGGACGGTGAGCGAACCGATCAGCGGCTGGTCGCCACCCGCCGACACCTGCGAGACGGACGCCACCGGCGCGGGCAGACCAGCAGGCCTCTTCGGCACCGGTATCGCGCCCCGGTTGATGCGGGCGAAGAAGTCCGGGCCGTATCGGGCGACGGCCGGCGCGTTGATGACGTACTCACCGTTGCTCGCCAGCAGCAGGACCGAGTCGGACATGGACGCGCCCGGCCCGATGACCGGGCCGCCGCCGACGGCATACCGGCCGATGGGACCCCCCGTCGCCCGGCCGCCCAGCTGCGTGCCGTGCACGCCCGCCCGGCGCGCGGTGTCCCCGGTGACCCGGTAGTGCGTGGTCAGGATGACCGTCTTGTTCTTGATCGACGCCAGCTCGCGCTTCGCCCGGTCGACCTGGTACTCCAGCTGGGCGATGTCCGCCTTGACCCTCGACCGCTTCTCGGGCGGGACCGACTTCAGCCGCTCCTTCGCGCGGGCGACCTTGGCCTCCAGGTCGGAGACGTCGCCCTCCAGGCGGGCCGTCTTGTCCGGGGTCTTGAGGATCTGGTCTGCGAGCTTCTTGGCCTCGTCCCGGGTGAGGCCCATCTGCACGGCGGTGTCCATGAGAGTCTTCCGGCCGCGGTCGTAGGTCGCGTTGACCTCGCTCCAGGAGGCTCCCGAGTCGAGAGCTGCAGCGGTCGCCTCGTCCGTCTTCACGGCGAGGTCGGAGAGCGCAGTAGCCGCCGCACGCTGGTTCTCGGTGCCCGTGACGATCTTGCCGTTGCGCCAGTCCAGAATGCCGGCGTGCTTGCTGGCGGCCTCCGTGGCTGCGTCGATCGCTGCCTCAAAGCCGATCTGCCCGCCGAGGGCCTGTCGATGGATGTCGTTGAGCGCCTGGATGGACTGCCTCAGTCCATCAGCCGCCGCCTTCTGGGCGGCCAGGTCGCCCTGTGTCTTCAGCGCCTGGTCCCCGAAGAGACCCATCGCCTCGGCCGCCAGCTCGGCCTCGACGCGCTGCCCGGCGAGCGCGGCCTTGTAGTCGTCGAACTGGGCCCGGATGTCCTTCGCGGACATCCCCTCACCCTGCAGCTTGGCGGTGATCCGGTCCATCGCCGCGGCGGCGAGGTCAGCCTGCCCGGAGCTGACCATCTGGGCGAGCGCATCGTCGAGTGCCTGGATGTCCTCCTTGGCGTGCTTCACCGGCGTGGAGTCCCAGGAGGCGAGGCCGCCGAGGGTGACGATCCACTGCTGGACCGCGTCGATCCCCTCCGGGTCGATGACCCGCTGCAGGCTGGTGCCGAGGCCTCCGAGGTCCTTGCCCCACGACTTGAGCGCCTCGCCAGACACCTTCCCGCCGCGGCCCAGCTCGACGAGCGATTGCTGCAGCTTGTCGACGTCCGGGACCGTGTCCTCGCTGGAACTGCTGAGGGCGTCCAGGCCGATCAGCAGCAGCCCGATACCCGTGCCCGCCATCGCCAGCTTGGCGGTACGGGACAGGCCGGTGATGGCCGTGCCGATGCCCGCCATCACACCGGGCGTCCCCGCGGCCGCCGTGCGCATCGCGACGATCTGTCCGGTGAGCGCCAGCAGACCAGCACGCGCCGCGGCACCGCCGGCCGCAGCCAGTTGCACCGCCTTGATGGCGAGCGCCAGCTGGAGGAAGACGGCGATCGCCTCCGGAGGGACGGCGCTGACGATGTCGGCGAGGACGGTCACGACGTCCAGGGCGGCGACACCGACCTGAGACCCGGCTTCGGCCACGTGCAGCATCGCCTCACCGATGCTGCCCAGCGTCTCCCACACCTGCGGCCCGACCTGCTGGGCCAGGTCCATCCACCGGGTGAGGCCTGAGTCGTCGAGCTCCCCGGCCTCGGCCTTGGCGAGGAACTCGGTGAGGCCGTCGATCGCTTCCCGCAGCTGCCGCTCGGAGAACTCCGTCAACCTCGACATCACCCGGTCGAAGCCGGGCGTCGAGATGGCGCCACCCAGCAACGTCACCAGCCGATCGAACTGCGCAGACGACCCGCGCACCAGCTCGTTCGTCTTCGGTAGCAGCGCGTTGGCGGTGAGGAGGCCCTTGGTGACCGGGGCCATCACGTCATCCGACAGACTGTCGGACCACTCCTGATAGCCGTCCTTGAGCATGCCCAGCGCGATGGCTGCCTCACGGCTGGCCGGGGGCAGCTCAGCCAGCTGAGACTGGTACTCCCGCTCAGCCTTGATGGCCTCCTGAGAGGCGGCGCCCGACACCCGGACCGCGTCCTGGTACTTCTGCTGGGCCTCGGACACTTCGCCGATCGCGGCGATCTGCGGGCCCAGGGCCAGTGCGTAGGCCGCCGTCGCTGCACCGGCGCCGCCGAGCTGGGCGGCCACGGTCGCCGCGGTCCCGGCGAGCCCGGCCAGCATCGCGGATCGCGGCCGGCACCAGGTGCAGCACGCCCGATCGCAGCTCGTTGCCGAAGATGCGGGCGCGCTCGCCCGCCACCTGCCACGCGGTGCTGCCGCCCCGCAGTGCGTCTGCGAGACGGGTGGCCGCGTCCGACGTGGAAACGAACTGGCCCTGCAGGTCCCGCAACCGCCCCTGTCCGTCCCGGGACAGTCCGGCCAGCGCCAGTGTCGACTCGTCCGCGTCGCGGACCAGGCGCTCGCGCATCTCGTCCGCGTTGTCACCCGCGGCGTTGAGGACACGGGACAGCTCGTCGCGGCCCCGGAGGATGAAGTCGAGCGTGGTGGCCACTGGTCACCCTCCCTGCAGAGTGCGGACGTGCTGCTGGACCCAGGCCACCAGGCGCTGGAGCCGGTCCACCGACAGGCGGTCGATCTCGGAGGGCTGCAGGTGCAGGTAGTGCATCAGCAGCGGCTCGTACTGGGTGATCAGTCCTCGGAGGCCGGGCGGCGGCGCGCCAGGTGTCCTTTTCCCAGCGCCTCCAGCGCGGCGTCCACGTCACTGCGGCGGTAGGCCGAGTTCCGCAGGTGCTGCTGTGCGAGCTCCATGGACGCGTCCTCGCTCTTGGCGAGCGAGGACTCCAGCACGGCGGTCAGGATGTCGTCGATCTCGTACCGCTCGTAGCCGACCCGCAGACGGCGGCCGGCCTGCGGCAGGTCGAACGTCGCGAAGTCCAGGTCCGCGTCCTCGCGCCGGCGCCCGGCCCAGATGATCGCGCGCATCGCCGTCGGATCCTTCTCCCGCAGCCGCTGCTCGATCTCCTGCCAGGTGGAACCGAGCACGTCCTCGACGGCGGCTGCCTCCAGGGCGGACAGGTCCCCGGCGGAGACCTCCTCCACGGTGCCGTCCTCATGACGGTAGGCGACGATCACGGGTCCCCCTCTACTCGATGTCGTGGCGGACGTCGGTGACGATCCGCCGCACTTCTGCTTGCATCCGGGGCATGCCGTCCCGGACTCGGTTGGTCCACCAGCCGGACGGGGTGCGTTGGTTCACCCAGCGCTTCTTGTTGGCGAAGACCGGGTGCCGCAGTCGCCCGGTGTCGAGCTGGTTGAGCACGTTGCGGGCCGCGGGCTCGATGCGGGACCGGTCGACCCAGATGCGGGCGCCCGGCGATCCGGTCGTCCGGACGCTGATCCGCACGCCCTGCGCGAGCATTGCCCGGAACGGGCGGGTCGTCGGCGAAGGTCCGCCCCGCCGGGTCTTCCGCGGTTCGGCCGCCAGCGGCATCGTCTCGACGGCCCGCTTGAGGTCTCGGTGCAGTGGCTCGGCCGCCCGTCGGATCCGGCGGGCGAAGTTCTGCCGCAGCCTCGGACCGCCGGCGGATCGCAGGCGACGGGACAGCTCGATGAGCTGCCCCGTCCCCACGATCTGCACGTTGCCCGGCATTACGGAGTCGCGGCCGGGATGGTCACGTTCTCCGCCGGCTCGGACGTGATGGCGAACTGGCACATGATCTGCGCCGCAGCATCCAGCTCACGCACCTTGGCCTGGCTGGTGACGGTGACGGGGAAGACGTCCATGGTCTGGGCCGGGACGTCGCCCTCGTCCATCCACACCACGTAGCCGGACGCCTCGCGGGTGAGCAGGGTACGCACGTCGTCACCGTCCTTCGACGCCCAGAACGTGAGCGAGGAGTCCGCGGCGGTGATGGCACCGCCCACGACCGGCGTGAAGCGGGACCCCAGCGACGGCGTCTGCACCGTCTCCGAGGTGGTCTGCCACCCGGCCATCGCGCCGACCTCGACGGACAACTCGGTGCCCGCATCCAGCTCGGTCCGGGTCGGGCTGTTCTTGTTCGCGATCGTCGGCACCCACAGGACCTTCGTGAGCCCGCGCCGGTAGTAGCGGGTCGACGCCTGCAGCGGAGTTGCCATGGTCAGTTCTCCCTCGGGGTCTTACGCCGAGGGGCCACCTCGGTCGTCATCTCGGTCGTCGTCACGTCCACGGCCGGCCGGTCGTCCACGACCTCCCAGCCCGACCGCTCGTACTGGCGGACCGAAATCTCTGCGACCTCGATCTCGCCCTCCACGCCTTCGTGCCTCATACGGACCGCCACGGCGGCCTCCTCTCACGTCATCGCCTGACCGGCCACCGTCAGCAGCAGCCGCACCTGGAGCCCTTGACCTGTCTGCACCTGCTGGAGCGTGGTGGCCTCCACCGCCACCTGGAGCGGCGCCCTCGTCCCGGCCGTGGGATCGGCCGCCAGGAACGCGTCCACCCGCTCAGCGATCGCGTAGGCCCGCGCCCGGGCCTCGCTCACCGTGGTCTCCCCGGTCGACGCGAGGACGGCCACCGTGAGGGAGAGTTGCTCCTCGCGGGTGGTCGCCAGGCCGGTCCAGCCCCCCACGGTCTGGGCGGCCTGGAAGTCGCCCAGGTCGTCGCCGTCGTAGCCGACGATCAGCCAGTCCGGCAGCCCGGACTCGGTGACCTCCGGCCCATCCTTGATCAGCACGTCGCTGAGCGCCGGGTCCGCCCGCAGCCCGGCCAGCAGTCCCTCGATCAGCAGCGGCACCGCGGACGCCATCACGCCACCCCCGGCGGCAGCAGGTACGGGTCGAGGAGCTGCCTCACCCGGTGCGGCACCGCGTAGCCCCACCCGGGCACCGGGTCGGACACGGAGAAGTCGTCGCCCCCGCCGGCGACCCCGCCGCGCGCGGCCCGCTGTGTCCGCCACAGGTGCTGGAGCAGGATCAGCGCGGCCAGCCTGATGGTGGGCGGGATCTCCGGGCGGCCGGCCGTGTACGTCACCGTGTACGGCCCGCCCCTGAAGACACCGCTCGCGCGGGTGATAACCCCGGCGCCACCGTCCACGATCAGGTCGGCCACGTCGTAGGTGGTCCCGGCTCCGGAGAGCGCAGTCACCTCGAGGACCGGGGGGTGCAGGACGCTCAGCGCCGCCACCCCACCGGGCAGGTGGTCGGTGAAGGTGCGCGGCTCGACGATGCCGACCAGGCCCTCGATCACGCCGGGCAGCGCGTCGATGTACAGCCTCAGCTCGGCGTCTTCTCTGTCCGTCGTGAGGTTGAGCTGCCGCTTCGCCTCTTCCAGCGTCACCAGCGCCATGCCGCCCCCTCTACTTCCGGCTGCGGGCAGGCGTCTTGCGGCGGGCGGCAGGTCGGCGCGCGGAAATCTCCACCACTGGGCCTGCCTCCGGGGTCTCCAGCGGGGCGTCGCGCACCAGCTCCGCGCGCACACCGTCCGCCCACTTCGCCGCCTCGGCGCCGGGGAGGTCGATCTCCTCCCCGGCGCGCCAGGAGTAGCCCGGCCCCGCAACGCTGGTCAGCATGCGGATCCGGGCCATCACTCACCCAGGCCCTGGTGCAGCTCGTTGACCTCGCGCTCGGCCTTCGCCTCGGCCGCCTTGGCCGCCTTCTCCTGGGCGTCCTTGAGGGCCTTCACCTCGGCGTCCGGCTCGGAGGAACCGGTGCCATCTTCGGCCGGGCCCGCGGTCACGCCGCGCGCTGCGGTGTCGACGGCGGACACGGCCTGGACGGCGAGCTGCTCGCGCGCCGCCTCGATGGCGGTCTCCTTGTCCCCGATGAACTCCGGGCGCGTCTGGTCCATGGAGCCGTCGGCCTTCCGCGACGCCATGACGATGCGGTCGTGGTCGCCGTGCTCGGCGGCGGCCGCCGTCGGCCTGCTCTGCGTGACCCCGGTCTCCGGGGTCTCCTTCTTCGGGCTGGTCGCCATGAGGGCGTCCCTTCCTTGAGTCGGGTCCGGCAGCCGGGTCAGCTGGCGGCGTTGCGGTAGGCGCGGTAGGCGGCCGTGTCCTGCGGGGTGCCGTCGGTGCGCGCGAAGGCGAGGAAACCCACCTGCAGGTAGTCCGCGTAGCGCTCGGACAGGCGGAGCAGCTGGACGTCCTGGACGTCGCGGATCAGGTAGCCGGCGTAGAGGTCGCCGAACAGGACGCTCTTGGCCCCGGCCCCCATGGAGGGCATGTCCTGGTTGATCGTGTACTTGTAGCCCAGCAGCCCGTCGGGAACACCGACCTGGATGGACGGCTCCCACAGCGGGCGGCCCTGCGAGTCCTTCAGCTTGCGGGCTGCGGCCAGGGTGCTGTCGTTGAACATGAAGCCGGCCCGCCCGCTGTTGCGGTATGCCGGGTCCACGGAGTGGATCAGGTCGATGAAGTCGTCGTGGGTGATGGAGGTTGTCTGACCGGCGCCACCGGTCACCCCGACGACCGCATTGGTCTGGACGCCTTCCGGCTGGTTGGTTCCGGTGCCGGTGGTGAAGTGGATGTTCTGGGCACGGCCGATGCGCTGGCCGAGCTTGGCCGCGAGCCAGGTCTCGAAGTCGAACGCGGCGTCGTTCAGCAGCTGCAGCGACACTCGGACGAGCTTCGACGTGTAGGTGTATGCGCCGATGTCCGCCTGCCCCAGCGTGACGTCCTGCTCGGTGACCTGGACGTTCTCGCCCAGGATCGCGCCGACGTTGGCGGTGTCGTCGGCCGTCGGCCACGGCAGCGTCGCGCCGGTCTCCGTGGTGATGACCTCGGCGACGTCCCGCATCGAGGAGAAGAACTTCTGGGCCTCCACCATCTTGGCGCGGAATGCCGGCGGCACCAGGTAACCGCCGGCCGCGCCGGTGGCCACGCCCTGGGCGCGGAGCTCCTTGCCGTCGACCCAGCCGGTGCGCAGCGCGCCGCGCTCCTCGCTGGTGAGCTCGGCGGCACCGTCGCGCATCCAGGTGCGCCAGGCGTTGGCGTAGGCCTCGGCGCGGTCCGGGCCGCCGTGCCGGTCCTCGTCGGCCTCCTTGGTGGCGTCGAGGACCTGGGAGTAGTCGACGTTCGCCAGGCGCTGGTGTCGCTCCTCGCGCTCGATGTCGGCGGACAGCCGCTCGACGTCGGCGAGCGCGGCGTCCCAGGCGGCGCGGTCCTCGGCAGACATCTCCGACTCGGACGTGGCGCGGTTCTGGAACTCCTGGGCCTTGTCCCAGGCCGCGGCCCGCTGGTCCAGCAGGGTCTTCAGGGTGGGCATGTGTGCCTCCAGCACAAGCGGCCCCACGCCGGGCGGCGAAGGGCTGAGGGATGGGGTGTGGGATGCGCTACCGCGCCAGGCGGTAACGGGCGGCGAGCGCCTGCATGCGCATCGCCTGACGGCCCCCAGTGGTCTCTCCCGGCTGGGTCGCGTCGGAGCCTCGAGTGGCCTTGGCGGCCGGCTCGTGGCGGAAGTCGAGAAGCTCGGGCCGGTGCGCGGCCCGGCGGGTGAAGGCGTCCTCGTCGCCGCGGGCGGCCAGCGCGACACCGACCGACCGCAGCGCGGCATCGGTGCCCTCATAGGCCGGGAAGGTGACGGCGGAGACTTCGAAGAGCTGCACCTCGCGGATGATGCGCAGCTCGGCCTCCATGTCGCCCTCGGAGGTCTGGACGCTGACGGTTTCCCAGTCGTCCTTCACCGTGCGGAAACCGAAGCTCATCCCGGTGATGTTCTTGTTCTCCAGGTTGACGACCAGGTCGCCGACGTAGGAGAGGCGGGTGTCGAGATCGGCGTCGACCGCCAGGCCCTGCGCGTCCTGCGCCAGCCGCAGCGAGCCGGCCGACACCCGGGAGACGACGAGCCGGGTGTCGTGGTCGACGAGCATTCGGGCGTCGCCCTCGCTGAGGGTCTTGGTGAACGCGCCTGGTGCGATCTCCTCGTAGAAACCCCAGGTCAGCGGGTTGCCGATTGCGGTCCTCTGGCCGAACACGGCAGCGTGGCCGGCGAAGCCGCGCACGCCCTGGCCGTCGTCTGCGGCGCGGAGCTGCACCCCGGCCGCAGCCAGGGCGAGATCGCGGCGCTCCTCACGATGCGTCATCGTCGTCGCCCTCCTCGGGTCGCGTAGGGGTGAGCAGCTGGTGCGCGGCGGCCAGGAGCTGGACGGCGCGGGCCGCCCGGTCGTCCGGCTCGCCGCCCGCAGGCGCCGCCTGGCCCGCGAGCGGGTCACTGCCGAGCGGCGCCATGTACGTCGGCTGCAGCCGCATGTTGCCCTCGGTGCCGCCGATCGGCTTGAGGTCCTCGAGCTCGCGGATGTCGTCCGCGGAGAAGGCGCCGGTGTCACGCATCGCTCGGTAGAACGTCGCCCGTGCCGAGCTGTCCCCGCGGAGCAGTCCGCCCAGCTGGTACTTCGCGTACTCGTCGGCGGGCAGCAGCTCCTTGGTAATGCGCTGCTCGGTCGGCACCAGCCACGCCGGCCCCAGGTCGAACGTCACCCAGCCCTGCGCCTGCTGTTCCAGACCGGTGCCCCACGACGTCGACTTCTCGGTGGACATCAGCAGGAACGGCGGGACGCCGAAGAGGCGGGCCAGCTCCGTCACCTGCCACTGCCGGGACTCCAGGAACTGAGCGTCCTTGTAGGGCATCGTGACGGGGCTGAAGCTGGCACCGGAGTCCAGGACGGCCACGTCGTGGCTGTTGTGGACCCCGGACATCTTGGCCTTCCACTGGGCCTTCAGCTGGGCGGCCTGCTCGGCGTTCAGCCGCTGCTCGGTCTGCAGCACGCCCGAGATCATGTTGCCGCTGCCGAACAACCTCGCTGCCGACTTCTCCGCCGCCAGCGCCAGGCCGATGCCCTGGGCGGCCGCCCGGATCGGAGAGCAGCCGGTCACCCCGTCGTAGCCCAGACCGGGGATGTGCATGATCTCCCGGGACGTCAGCCGCCGCATCGTGCCCTTGTCGTCCCGGATCCAGAACCACTTGCCGGACGGGTTCTCCTGGGACGGGGTGTCCCGCTCGACCTTCACGCGGTCCGGGCGGACCACCCAGAGCTGCACGATCTGACCCGCACCGTTGCGAACCTTCTGAACGTAGGCGTTGCCCCACAGCAGCCGGTGCACGTAGGTGAGCCGCCACAGCTCCACCGGCGTCAGCTCCGGGTGCGGATCCGCCAGCAGCGCCGACGTCGCCCTGTCCCGGGTGCCGGCGCGGTAGGCGTGCAGCGGCAGCGCTGCCGAAACGTTCGCCGTGACGGACACCGCCCGCCACACCCCAGGGACGCCCAGCGCGCCCGTCTCGGTGACCGCGATGCCCGCGTCCCCCGGGGCACCGCCCAGCACCTCCAGCAGGTTCGTGGACGTCAACGGCACGGACGGAGACTCGACGCTCGCGCGCCGCTCGAAGAGGCCGAAGAGGCTCACGTCGCCTCCTTCCGGGCCAGGACCCGCTCGATGGCGAGCACGCCCAGGACGCCGCCCAGGATCAGAGCGGCCGGGACGTAGACGAGGGCGACCCCGTACAGGGCGGCCAGGACGAACAGCGCCTCCAGCAGGTACAGCAGCGTCACCACAGGCTCGGCGCTCCTTCCGGCTCTTCCACCTCGGCGGTGAGCCCCCACATCGCCGACGTCACCCCGACCAGCGGGCTGATGTCGACGCCGACGCCGCGGCGGGCCCACGCCCACGCGTCGCCCAGGTCGCGCTTCCGTGCGCCCGCCAGGGCGGTTGCCAGCGGTGCCTGCCCGATGTGCACGACCCGCTGGGCCACCACCGCGTCGTAGAAGCGGCCGCAGGCCTGCGCCACATCCTGCGCCTTCGGCCGGATCACCTCGACGCCGAGCGCCTCCTCCAGCTCCTCGATGAGCGACCCAGCCGGGCCGCGCGGGTCCACCACCCAGCAGCGCGGAGTCCACCGCTCCTGGAGCGCCTGGGCCCGCTCCACCACCCAGTCCGTGCCGGGCCGGTTGTCCACCACCTCGACGTGCACCACCTCGCCGGTCCGGCCGGCCACGCAGATGCTCGCGTGGGACCGCTCCGGCGTGACGTCGATGGCGAAGGCGACCGGGTCCTCCGGCTGGCTCTCACCGTCCAGCAGGGCGTCCCAGGCGTCACGGCCGATGACCTGCCAGGAGTCCCCCTCCTCCGACGGATAGTCACCCACGCCGAGCCTCTCTCGGGCGAAGATGTCCGGGCCCATGCTGAGCCGTTCCCGATCCGTGTGCTCCAGCGAGAGTCGGTATCCCAGTGCCGGGTTCGCGCGGGCCGCGGACTCCGGCGCCGCCGGGTCGTCGTGCGCGGTGCAGTCGACCGGGCACTCCCGCACATGCGGGTCGATCGACCACTCCAGGTACGCCAGCGACGGGTCCGGCACGCCGGTCTCCAGCGCCCGCAGCGCGCGCTTCCGCAGCCTGCCCAGCTGCATCGACGGCGTCCCGATCCCGGCGCTGCCCAGGTACCAGATCTGCGGGTTCTCGACGGCCGCCATGGTCGGCATCAGCGCGCCCATCGCGTCGTCGCCGAGGATCATCGCCTCGTCGAGGATGTTGCAGTCGCCGGTGAAGCCGCGGCCGGAGCCGCCTGACCGGGCGAGGAAGCGGAGCCGCTGCCCGCTCAGCAGCTCGATCGCTTCCTCACCGGTCGTCCGCCGCACCCGTGACACGCGTTTCCGCAGCTCATCGCAGTTCTGGATGAGCGTCTCGATCCGGCGGAAGGCTTCGATGCTGGTCTTGAATTCGTGGGCGCTGTGCAGGATCAGCCGCTCCCCACCGAGGAACAGCCCCCACAGCTCCCTGGCTTCGATCACTGAGCCCTTGCCGTTCTGCCTGGGCACGTTCACACAGGTCTCGAATGCGGACCAGCTGCCGTCCTCACGTTCGCCCAAGCCGACGTGCAGGACGTACTGCTGCCAGTCGTCTAGGACCAGCCCGGCGACCGCCGCGAGCTCCACCGCCTCCTGGCCGGCCGAGCTGACGAACGGCGGCACGGTCTCGACCCGGGGTCGCTGGACGCCGTGCACCGGAGCGTCAGGCGCCACGGCGCTTCGCCCTTCGAGCAGCGAGGTCATCGAGTGCACCGCCCTCCGCACGTACCGGGGCCAGCCCCCGCAGGTCCTTCATGACGGCCCGCAGTTCGCGCGCGGCGTTCGCGTGCGCTGCCACGTTGCCGCCCGCGGCATCGACCGCCCGGGCCAGGGACTTGGCGAGCGCGGCCAAGCCGGGGGCGATACCGCTGACGCCGAGCTGCTCGATCTCCGCTGCGGTCTCTTCGGCGACGTCCTCCACGGCACCCCCCGGGATGATCAAGGTTCGCTATTTCGGTTGGCCTTCGCTCCGGCCGGAATAGGGAGACGATCACGGGGCGTCACACAGGGTGACGGTTACGGAGAGTCGCTATTTGTGCTGGTCTTCAGGCCAGCGGAGATAGCGAAATCGGGTCGCGCAAAAAACCGGGCGCCAAGGGCTTTTGGGTCGCCCCCTCTTCGGCTCAACTTTCGACCCACTCTCCCCCCGGCGGCCGAGGTCGGCCGAGCGATCGCAACGGCTTGTCACTGAACGCAAGCGTTGGTCATCGCAGGTCAGCGTGCGTGCGTGACTCGCGGTCGTCACCAGGACCGGGATGCCTGCCTGGCCCCCGCGGGGATGCCGGCCTTGGCCCTGTCGCGGTACCAGCGCGATGCGACCGCGACCATCCCTGGTGTGCGCATCGCTCGCACTCGCTCCATGACCACGTCGCGGCCCGGGTCGATGGTCACTATCCGTGCGTCCCACCGCTTGTACCTGGCCATGGCGTTGGCGCCGGGCAGCGTGTGGATGAGGTAGACGTCGACCTCGCCACGATGTGTGACTGCCTCGTCGATGGCTGCGAAGCGTGCGCGGTGTGCGACCTTCAGCAGGATCGGGTGGTGGTCCCAGCTGGGGGCGCCGGGACCGGCGAGGGCGAGGGCCAGGCGGTCGAGGTCGATGACGATGTCGGTGGGCCCGGCGTTGGCCTGGACCCAGCTGCTCTTGCCGGAGGCCGGCGGGCCGGTGACCACGTACAGCACGGCGTCACCACCTGCGTGATGCGGGACCGACGGAGGCCGGGGCGGTGCGGTTGCCCTTGCTGCTGTTGCAGCGGCGGTGCGCGGACCGGGCGTTGGCCGGGTCGAGGAGGCTGCCGCCGCGGCTGATGGGCTTGACGTGGTCCAGAGTGAAGGACCACGGGTCACGAGGGTCGAGGGTCAGGTCGATGTCGTGGCCGCAGAGCCAGCAGGGGTCGCCGCGTCGCCGGACTTCGGCGGTGAGCCTTCGGTAGCGGCGCCCGTTGCGCGGGTTGCCGGCCACGGACGCCACCTCCTGGTCACATCAGGTCGTCTCCGAGGACCTCGCGCCTCGCTGCCTCGGCCTTGCGGTTGAGGGCGTTGGTCATCTTGAAGGCGGTGAAGGTGAAGGCGACAAAGCCGATCACGAAGAGCACCAGCATGATGTCGCCGAGGTAGGCCACGTCACTGGCGGCGTTGGTGATGCCGAGCATGACGAAGCCGCCGGCGAACCAGGCCGCCCAGATGCGGAACTTCTCGACGCGGACGGCCTTCTGGATGTCGCTGTAGCTGGGCTGCTGAGCCATGTGGTCCCCCCACGGGTGTGATGCGTGGGGTCACTGTAGTGGCGGGGCTGAGCACGGCGAAGCCCCACCGGCGGGGGGGGATGCCGGCAGGGCTTCGTCGTGCGTCTGGCGGTGTCCAGGCATGCTGAACACGCCTTGAGTGTTACAGCAGGTGACGGCGTGGGTCAAGCAGCCTTGACAGCCGCGGGTGCCGTGAGGGCCTGCAGCTCCTGGAGGTCGACGAGTGCGCGGCCGCGGGCGTCGTGGCCGTGGTGGGTGAGGCGGCCTCGGTGGAGCCAGACGCGGAGCTTGGCGGGCTTCAGGCCGGGGTGTGCAGCGGCGGCGGCGTAGATATCCACGATGGCGCTCATGGACCCATGATCTCAGGGCCGGGGTCGCAGTGCTGCTGACCGAGTGACCTCGTGGTGGTGTGGCCGAACGCCTGCGCGAGAGAGGTGCGGCCGCGGCGTAAGCTCCCGCCGTGGACATCCCTGACGACCTTCTCGAGCTGGAGCGTGCCGCCTGGGCGGAGATCCAGGCCGGCCAGCTGACCGCCGATACCGCCGCGGCCGTGCAGGCCCGCATCACTGAGGTGGCCGCTGAGACCGGCACGGACCGGTACACGGTGGAGATGGCCGTGAAGCGGGCCGTGCGGCACCCGGCACCGGAGAGCTGAGCCGCCTCGGACAGCACAGCGCCCCGCCTGCCGGGTGGCTGGCGGGGCGCTGTTGGTCAGCGGACTACTTCTTCGGCTGGCCAGGGGTGGGCTTCGGCTCCGGCTTGTACCAGCCGCCCCGGGACGCCTGGTAGGTGGTCTCGTGGCCCTTGAGGCGCGGGTCGTCCTGCTTGATCGGCTTGGGGAATCCGAGTGCCATGATGGGCTCCGTCTCGTGAGTGCGGGATGGTCCGGGGCGGGTCGGCTTCTTGGCGGTTGGCGGCCTGCCCCGGGGTCTTGTGGGTCAGCGGCCCCAGCAGTTGGCGAGGAGCGCCAGGAGCAGAGCCGCGAAGAACAGCGCGCTGCCGGAGGGGAGGCACCCGTCGCCCCGGGTGGGGTGGTGGACCGGTGCGACGTGGTCGCCGGCGGTGGGGGCGAGTCCGCCGTGCACCAGCTGGCGGTGGCGGTCTCGGTCGTCCTCGGCGGCCTGCCGGGTGTCGTGGCGGTCGCCGTGGGCGTCGCAGGCGGTGCACCGGTACTGGTAGGGCATCGGGTGTCTCCGGTCAGGTGATGGTGTGGTGCCGGCGGGTGTCGGCCGGGTCGCGGACGATGACTCCTCCGCTCCCCACCTGCTCGACGGTCGGCGCGTTGTTGGTGTTGGTGTTGGCGGTCTGACCTGCGGCAACAACGCCAACGGGGGCGCCGGGCTGGGGGAGCGGGGGGAGGTCGGCTCGGTGGACGCCGGGGCCGTTGCCCGCGGCCGTGCGGACGCCCTTCCGGGTGGGGATGCCGGCCTCGTCGAGGAGGGTGCGGACGGCCCGGGTGTCGGGCAGTGCGAGGGCCTGCTGGATGCGGGTGAGGAGGACTCCGCGGTCGTCTCCGACGAGCTCGTGGAGGAGGGTGGCGACGTCCGGCTCCTGGTCGCCCTCGTCGGTCTCCTCGAGGTCTTCCGGCTCTGCCTCCTCGGCGGTCGCGTCGGCCGTCTTGGGGGCGTGCATGAGGGCGGCGGCGCACCAGGCGGCGGCGACCCAGGCCGGGGCGGTGTCGTAGCGGAGGCAGGCGTATCCGGTGAGGGTTCCCCCGCCGAGGACGGGCCGCCAGCCGTAGCGGGTGACGAGTCGGGTGGTGAGGGCGCGGCTGCCCGCGCCGAGCGGCCCGGAGAGGGCCAGCACGGCGCGGAGCCGTTCGGTGAGGGCGCTCATCAGGCGACCTGCTTGCCGAGGCCGGAGATGGTGGTGGCGACAATGCCCCAGACGCCTCCAGCGCCCGATGCGGCGTACCAGAAGACGATGCCGAGGATGGCGACCTGCTTGGTGCTGAGCTTCTTGAAGGCGATGACGATGCCGAGGAGCAGGGCGATGGCGGCCATGGTGACGCCGGGGAAGACGCCCTGGGCGGCGTCGAGGAGGCTGCCGACGAGGTCGGGGACGATGCGGAAGATGCCGCCGGCGGCGGCGTAGGCGCTGCCGGCGAGCATGCCGCCGATGAGGCAGGGCCACCAGCCGAGGGGCTTGACCTTGCCGCCGCCCTTGATGCCGAAGGTCAGGAGGGCGGTGAGGACGACGGCCAGGCCGACGATGCCGAGGTTGCCGAAGATGCTGTCCACTTCGTGAGGTCCTTTCAGGCGCCGGTGCCGTAGAGCAGCAGGCCGGCGGTGGCGGAGGAGACGGGGATGGCCGCGGCCCAGGCGACGACGGCGAGGGAGCGGGAGAGGCGCCGGTAGAGGGCGACCGCTCCCCCGCCGAGGGCGTAGAGGGCCAGGGAGTGCGGGTGGGTCCAGCCGGTGGCGGTGATCCAGGCGGTGGCGTCGGTGGACCACTGGACCCAGCCGAGGTGCCATCCGGCGGCGGCCGCGCTGCTGTGGTAGGCGAGCCAGCGGATGCGGGCGGGGATGCGGGCGTAGGCGTCGGTGAGGGACTGGCGGGTGGCCGGCCGCCGCGCGGGGGCGGTGGCCGGTTCCTCGGCCTGCGGCTCCTCGGCGGAGGCCGGGGCCTTCCACCAGCGGCCGCGCTGCTGCGGCTCGTCCTCCTCCGGCTCGGCCTCGGGCTCCTCCTCGGGCTCCTGGTCGTCGTCGGCGTAGAGCCGATCCCACCAGTCGTCCCGGGCGGGGGCCGGGGCCGCGGGCTGGTAGCCCGGGGGCAGCGGCGGGACGACGGCGGCCGGGGTGCCGTCGACGAGGGCGCGGAGGGAGCTCCGGATGCGGAGTTCGTCGGCGTCGGGCTGGATGCTCATGCGTATCCGCCCTCCATCGGCCGGAGCTTCGTCTCGCCGACGGCGGCCTTCTTCTGGCGGGAGAGGGCGGCCCGGATGTAGGGCTCGTCCACGACGAGGCGGCGCTGCTCTCGGAGGTGGGCGGCGATCTGCTTGGCCTTCGCCTCCGGGCCGAGCGTGGATGCGGCCTCCCAGACGGCCTCCTGCAGATTCACGGGCGGCAGCTCGCTGACCTGCGGATGCGTGGCCGCATCTGCCCGCTCGACGGTGTGCTCGGGGGCGGGCTTGTGGAGCACCAGGGCGACCTGGACGGCGTCCACGACGATGCCGTAGGAGACGAGGAGGGAGGCGAGCTCGGCGGGGGGCATATCCGGGCGCGCATCGTGGGCGACGCGGATCGCATCCGTCGGGTCCATCTCGCCGAGGCTCTCGCGGAGGACGTCGGTGGCGGACCGGTACGGCGCGGGCGCCGGAGTGCTCGGGGTGGCTGCGGCTGCGGCCGGCGCATCCGTGGTGCCGAGGCTGAGCATCCCGACGAGGGCGGCGTCCGCCCCCTGGCGGAGCCGGTCCCGCTGGACGTCCACCAGGTCGGCGCCGAGCGCCTGGTCGCCGACGCCGACGCGGCCGAAGAGCCGCCAGGAGCGGCGGGTGGCCCAGGCGCGGGCGGCCCGGTCGGGGTGGTTGGCGGCGCGGGCCTGCGCGACGGCCAGCCGCTGCACGGTGGCCGCGTTGCGGCGCTGGGCTTCGGCGTCGACGCCGGTCACGTAGATGACGACGCGGCGGGCGAGGAGGCCGAGGCCTTCGGCGGAGGCGGTCATGGCCATCGGGGTGACGGCGTAGACGATGGCCTCGGTGGTGGTGTCGGCGACCGCGATGCCGGTGATGGCTGCGGCGACGGGGGCGGCCCAGAGGCCGGCGCGCACGGGGAGGGGCGCGGACTGGCCGAGGAGGGTGAGGCCGACCATGACGAGGGCGAGGATGAGGGCGACGCCCTCCCCTGCGGCGACGACGCCCGCGGCGGTGGCGGCGCGGCCGAACTCCTCGACGACGTTGGTGTAGGTGCCCCAGGCGCCGAAGGCTCCGGCGGCGACCATGGGGACGGTGGCCGCGATGAGCATGGCCTTCTGGCCGGTGGTGAGCTGCTTCATCGGGTGCCCCCGGCCTCGTTGCCGTGGATGCGGGCGAGGGTGGTCTGGAGGCCGGCGTCGAGGGCGCGGGCGGCTCGCTGCTCGGGGGTGCCGTAGTCGGCGCGGCTGGCGGCGTGCAGTTCGGCGACTCGTTCGGCGGGGGTGGGCTGGGGCGTGGGCGTGCTCGTAGACTTCGGCACGGCTGTCCTTCCTGGTTGCGCAGGTTGGGTGGTTGGCCCCGGTCGGTGTGTGAGAGCCCGACCGGGGCCGTGTTGTTGCCGTGGTCAACGTAGCGAACCTCCTTGCCAATTGGCAAGGAGGTTAGACAGGATGGTGCCCATGCCGGAAGGACCGGAGGAGGAGGGAGGGCCGGAGATGCTCTCGTACCGCGCACTCGCGCAGCGCCTCGTCGCCGACGGGATCGTCGAGCGCATGACCCATCAGCGGCTGTCACAGATCGCGCGCGAGGACCCAGACTTCCCGCCCGTGATCAAGGTGGGGCGGACGAACGCGGTCGACTACCGGCTGGCCGGCGCGTACTTCCGCAAGCGGCGCACCCGCCCCGGGTGGCGCTCGGACCTGAAGGGCCAGCCACCAGCTGCCAGCGAGTAACACCCACGAGAGCCCCGGCCAGATGGCCGGGGCTCTTCCGTTGGCTCAGGCCGCGACGAGCGCTATCCACCGGCTGGGCGGGTACGTCGTGCCGCACCAGGAGCAGACGACGGTGCTGGTGCCGGCGGGGACGCGGAGGACGGCGCCGCAGGGGTCGGGGCAGGTGCCGACGCGGCGGGCGTCGGGCGGCGGGTCGATGACGGAGAGGGCGTCGCGCTCGAGGGCGCGGATCTCGCGGGCGAAGTCTCCGGCGGCCGGCCACTCCTGGGCGATCCAGTCGAGGTTGAGCTGGAGGCCGCGGGCGGCGGCGCGGACGCGGTTCTCGTAGGTGCCGTGGACGGCGGGCCTGCTCCAGCCGCGGTCGGCCTGCATGGCGGCCCGCCAGTCCTCCAGGACGCCGCAGATGCCGTTGATGCCTCGGAGGTCGACGGCGCGTCCGGAGACCGGCAGAGGGGCCTCTGCGGGCCGTGTGCGGCCGGTCTGGGCTCCCGTGGCGCCGGGGGCGAGGAAGGCGGCGAGGAGCGCGTACAGGCCGGGCATGCGGCCGAGGCGGGCGCTGGTGGCGGTGGTGCAGGTGGTGCAGAGCATCGCGTCGTGCTCCAGCTGGTGGTCGCAGGCGAGGCAGGCGGTCATCTCGGGCTCCTGGTGCCGGGGTGCGGGGCGGTGCGGTGGCCGGGCCGCGAGCGGGTGCGGCCCGGCCGGGGAGGGTCAGGCGGGGTTGGTTTCCTCGGCGGGCGCGTGGTCCACCGTGCCCAGGAACTCCAGGCACAGACAGCCGTCGAGCGGGGACCATGACGGGCAGACGCTGATGGCCTCGGCGGGGTGGCCGCACGGGTCGTTCCAGGACGTGGTGTCGCAGCCGCAGGCGTCGTTGTTGTGCCAGCGGGGCACGGGCTGGCGGCAGAGGTCGCAGACGAGGAACGGGTTGGCGAACTCGATGAAGGTGTGGGTTCGGGTGTGTGTGGCGGTCATGCGGTGGTCTCCTCGCCGGGGCAGATGAACGGGTAGGGCGGGTTGGTGCCGTGGCAGGCGGGGCAGTCTTCGGCGTTGGCGCCGCCGCCGATGTGCTGGGGCGCGGTCGCTTCGGTCGCTGCCGGGGCGGCGTTCAGCGCGGCGTTGACGGCCCGCCAGATCATCGCGTTGCGCTGGACGGTGCTGGTGGGCAGCTCGTCACCGAGGTTGCGGATGTAGGCGTACACCGCGTCGTAGGCGGGCTGGTGAGCGGTGACGTCGGCCTGCTCGGTCGCTGCCGGGGCGGGCGCGGCCTCGGTGCCGTCCAGGGCGCGCATGGTCGGGCAGGGCCACGGGACCAACTCGTTGTTGTTGAGCTCGCAGCCGTTGCAGGTGTCGTAGCCGACGTAGTTGTTCTCGGCGCGGCTGTGTAGGGCGCGCACGCGGGCAACAGCTTGCGCGAGAACGGCGTACTGCTCGTCCCGGTCGGCGTACTCCGACCAGCCCTCTGCGGCCCGGCGGCGGGCGGACTGCCAGGCGAGGCGGTAGCGGGCGGCCTGGTCCCGTATCTCCCACACCTGCTCGTCTGCGGCGCTCAGGTAGGCGGTGAGGGTGGCGAGGACCGGGGCGTCGGCGAGGGCTTCGGTGGGGGTGGTGTCGATGGCGGCGAGGACGTCGCCGCCGGCGGCTGCGGTGAGGCGGGCGCGGGTGATGGCGGCGGTGAGGAGTCGCCGGTGCTGGCGGAGCTGGTCGCGTTCGGCGACCAGGGCGTCGAGCTGGTCGTCGGTGACGGCGTTGGCGCTGAGGCGGGTCATCGGTGGTCGTGCTCCTGGGCGTCGAGGCTGAGCTGGCCGCTGGCGGCGAGGGCGGCGGCGCGGGTGCGGGCGCGGGTGCGGGCGTGGTGGCTGCTGTCGTAGTTGAGGTGGCAGGCCTGGCACATGGCGCGGAGGTTGTCGGGGTCGCAGTTCTCGGGGGTGTGGTCGAGGTGGGCGACGGTGAGGACGACCTTGGAGCCGGTGCCGTAGGCGGGGTGGCCGTTGCGGTTGGGGCAGCGGCCGGTGTGGGTGCCGCGGCCGCATTCGCCCTCGCATTCGCAGCGGCCTTCGGCGCGGAGGTGGCGGATGAGGAGACTGATCTGGGGCCAGTCGACGGGGTAGCGGTCCCGGTTCTCGGGGCGGATCGGGCTCACTTCGGGCTCCCGGGTCGGGTGGGTGTGGGCGGGCGACGGTCAGGCGGTTTTGCGCTGGCGCCAGGCGTCGAGGACGCGGCGGGGGATCTGGCCGACGGCCGGGCAGTCGACGTTGTTCTCGCGGGCCCAGGCGCGGACCTCGCGGGTGTCGTAGTCCCGGACGACCGGCCGGCGCTTCTTCGCGGCGGCGGGCAGCAGCTGGTGCTTGCGGGCCTCGATCTCCTCGAGGCGCTTGCGGAGCTGGTCTTCCTCGGCGGTGATGGCGGTGAGCTCCTGGTCGGCGGCGTGGCGCTGGCGGAGGCCGACGAGGGCGGCGCGGGCCCGGGCGGCCTGGTCCTGGACTTCGGGGTCGGTGTGCTGGTCGCCCCAGGCGAGGAGCTGGCCGACGGAGGGCTGCTTGGGCTGGACGTCGATGTCCGGGAGGGCGGGCGTGGCGGCGGGCTGGGTGGTCATCGGTCGGGTCCTTTCGGTGGGTCGGATGTCGGCGCAGGGGGAGCGGCGGCGGGCGGCGGCTGGGCCGCCCTCGCGGTCGATCTCGTCGAGGAGGCGGCGGAGGGCGTGGATGGTCATGCGGTGGCCTGGTGGGTGCGGCAGCCGTGGCAGAGGCCGTCGGGGGTGGGGCGGAGGAGGGGGATGCCGCAGGGGCAGCGGCTGATGCCGGAGGGCTCTGGCGCGGCAGCGGTGCGGATGTCCTCGGGGGGTTCGTCGTCGGGGTACGGCGGTTCGTCGTCCGGCGGCGGGGTGTCCTGCCATGGGGTGTCGTGGAGCTTCAGGTCTTCTGCGGCGGGCCCAACTACCTGAGGTTGCGAACCGACATCAGCCCCGTCATGGGAAAGACCATGGAAGAACCCTGGGTTGTTCGGGGCGCGGTCCCCCGAACCGTTCGGGGCGCGGTCCCCCGAACTCGTATGGGGCGCGGTCCCCCGTTCTTCGTGATCGGTTTCGGGCTGAAGTTCGGGGCGCGGTGCCCCGTTCTTGTTCGGGGCGCGGTCCCCCGAACTCGTCTGCCAGGCGGCGGGCTTGCGGCCGGGCTTGCGGGCGGTCTGGCGGAGGTGGTCCTCGGCGGCCTGCCAGTCGGGCCAGGGGCTGACGAGGATGACGTAGCGGGTGGCGGAGCCACGCTTGCGGACGCCGCGGATGGTGACGACGCCGGCGCGTATGGCGGCGTCGAGGTAGCGGCGGGCGTCCTTCTGGTCGCAGCAGGCGGCGGCGGCGATGTCGCTGATGCGGATGGGCTTGCGGTCGCCGTTGAAGGCGATCTCGCCGGAGGGGGAGGCGAGGGTCCGCAGGGCGTACAGGAGGGTGGGCAGCCCGGACCGGCGCAGGAAGCTGGACATGCGGGGTGCCCACTTCCATGCGAGGGCGTTGCCGAAGGCGTTCGGCACGCTGCCGCTGGTGGGCTGCTCCTCGGTGCTCAACGTGCGCCTCTTCTCGTAGGGCGTTGCTGGGTGTGCAGTTCGGGGCACCGCGCCCCGTCGTGCATATGCACAGTAGAGGGTGTGCATATGCACGGTCAAGCGGGTCAGTAGACGGGCTGCATATGCAGCCCTAGGCTTGGCCGCATGGTCAGCCGCAGCCGAGACACCCACACCACCAACCGCGTCGTCCGCATCGCCGACGACGACTGGGAGGCCTTCGGCCAGGCCGCCGGCGGACGCAACCGCGCCCAGGTCCTGCGCGACTTCATCGCCTGGTACCTCCACCGGCCGGGCGCCGCCCTCCCGGAGCGTCCGGCCCCGGGCACACGGACTGGTGCGAGCTGATCGGATCGGAGCGCATGAGGTCCGCGACCAGGTCGCGGCCGGTGGCCCGGCGGTGCTCGCCGCACACCACGCAGAGGAAGTCGGCGACGGGCGTCTGACCCCTCTCCGTGCGGCGGACGCAGACACCGCCGAGCCAGCCGCTCACGCCGCCGCCGCGGTGACGCCGGGCTGGAGGCCGGCCGGGATCCCGTGCTCCTTGCGGCGCCGGAGGATCGTCCGGCCCGACACACGCAGCTCCTGGCCGATCTCGGCGTCGGACATCCCCCGCGCGGCGAGAGCCCGCACGCGGTCCAGGTCGATGTCGGCGGGCTGAGCTCCGGCCAGCATGCGGACCGGTTCTTCCTCGGGCTGACACCACGGGTCGTCGATCCGGTCCCAGGCGGCCGGGCCATACCAGCCGCGGCTGCGGGCGCGCCGTCGGACGGCCTGGGTCTTCCCGCCGGTCGGCGGCGGCTGGATGACGAACGCCCGGTAGACGGTGGCGACCGCGGCCGCGGTCCTCCGGTCGACACGGTCCATCTCCTCGTGGGCCAGAGCGTGGAGCGTGCGGTCCCAGACCCCGACATGCGGAGCCAGGGCCTCGGCCGAGTAGCCGAGGACCATCAGCGCCTGGAGGCGCCGCCGGGTCCCGGTCGCATCGATGCGGCGGCGGGCGAAGGGCGGCTCCTGGGTGAGCTCGACGGACAGGATCGCGGCGGCCGCGCGACGATTCGTCTGGGCTGCCCCACTGAGGATCTTGGTGACGGTGGACCTGGCGATACCGGCCGCGTCAGCGATCTGCCGGTGCGTCCAGTCGCGGGCGACGAGCCGTTCGGCATGAGCGCGGGCCTGCGTGGCGTCAACCAGGCGGTGGATGCCCTGGGAGTGGTCGTAGCGGAGCCGCAGCTGGTACCGGCGGCGGGCCTCCACGCAGGCCTCGAGGCGGCACCCTGCCTGGTAGCAGCCGTTGGACGGGGCGTGCTCGGTGCTCATGCTGCCCTCCGTGCGGTGGCGGTGCCGATCCACTGCTGGCAGATGGACGACTTGACCGTGGCGCGCTTCGAGCGGACGTATCCGGCGTGCTCGATGACGCCGGCATGGGCGGCGATGCTGAACTGGCCGCCCCACCTCGACGGGTGGTCGGGCTCGTCGACCAGTCCCTCGGCGAGGAGATCGGCGGCCTGGAACGGCTTGCCGCGGCGGGCCATCTCGGCGATGGCGGCTTGGCAGGCGGCCGCCCAGGTGATGGGCGTGGCGGACTGGGCGGCCGCTATGCCGTCCGCTTTCGCCGCTTCCCCAGCGGCGGGGTCGACAGTGCCAGGTATCGGAAGGGGGAACTGCAGCTGCGTCATGCTGTGATCTCCTGGTGCGGCCGGGGGCGCCCGCATTACGGGTGCGGGCGCCCCCGGGTGCCGTTACTGCTGGGCTGCCTTGAGGGCGGTGCCGCGGGCGCGGATGAAGTCGCCGAGGGTGGTGGCCTGGCCGTCGGGCGCGAGCATCGGCGTGGACTGCAGACCTCGGGACTCCACCTCGCTGAACAGGGTGAGGAGCCCGTCGTAGGTGGCGTCGTCGGCGGTCGCCTTGTCGACATAGGTGGAGGGGTCGACGCCGGCCGCGCCGTCGTTGAGCCAGCCGAGCATCGTCTTCGCGATGGCGCCGCCGTCCGGCCGCTCGATGACCGCGGCGTGCAGGTCGGGGCAGCGGGACTTGATGACGGTCAGCGTGTTGTCGGTGTCCATGAGGCCGACGACGTCGAACTCGTACTCCACGCCGCGGCGCTGCTCGGGACGGGTGCCGACGCGGACGGGCTCCTTCTTGCCACGGTCGTTGGTTTCCAGCGACCACTCGGTGTGGGCGCGCATGGTGGCGATGACGTGCCCGGGGTACGACAGCAGGGCGTCGACCATGGAGTTCTGGAGGGGCGTGCCTTCCTTCCATCCGGCGAAGCTGTTGCCGCCGTAGCCCTTCTTCGCCGCGCGGTCGACCTGCTCGAGGGTGCCTTCGGTGCCGGACCAGAAGTGGCTCAGGGAGTCGATGACGACGGCCCCGTATCCGGCCTGGGCGGCGGCCGCGAGGGCCTTGATGAGGTCGCGCGGGTCGTAGCGCCGCATCTGCAGGGTGTCGAAGTGGATGCCGTTGACGCCGGCGTACTTGGCGGCGGCGCCGCGCTCGGTGTCGATGACGGCGAACCGGTCGGCGAGGCCGCGGGCGATGGCGAGGGACGTCCAGGTCTTCCCGCTGCCGGAGACGCCCATGAGGGCGAGCCGGGCCTTGATCTTCTCGCGGGTGGCCGGGGCGAACGTGAAGTCACTGTCGGCGAAGCCGTCGTTGGCCGGGGCCTGGCGCTGCTGGTTGAGGTGGTCGCTGATGCGGGCCATGACGGGTCCTATCGGGCGGGCTGGAGGGACTTGGTGGCGCCGGTCTCGTCGGCGATCCGGTAGGCGATGCGCCGGCCGAGGTACATGGCGTTCTTGCCGGTGCCGAGGGCGGCGAGGAGTTGCGACTTGGCGCGCGTGTACTCGGCGGCGGCGGCCTTGTACTGCTGGCCGCAGACCTCGTAGTCCGCAGCGATCGGTCCGGGGATCTCGACGTCGACGGGGTTGTACCGGTTGGGCTGGAGCCGGACGGTGTCGTAGGTGTGGCTGCTGCCGTCGATGTCGGGGACCTGGCCGTGGCGGACGGTGTCGAGGAACTCGGCGGCCGCCTTGACGAGCGTGGCCGCGTCCTCGTCGTCCCGGTCGATGACGTACTCGCGGTAGTCGTGGCCGGAGATGAGGACGGCGACGTGGCAGGTGTCGAGGCCGAGGGTGCTGAGCTGCCACTGGACCTGGCAGCGGTAGTAGAGGGGGATCTCGTCGCTGCCGGACGGGCCCCAGTCGTCGCCCTGCGGGCTGGTCTTCACCTCCAGGAGCTCGATGGTCTGGCCGCGGCTGGTGGTGAGGAGGCGGTCCGGGGTGGCGCGCTGCCACTCCCGGGAGGTGTGCCGCCAGGTCCCGGCCTGCTCGATGCAGTAGCCGTCGTGTTCGTCGGCCCACTTCTGGGCGACGGCGTCCTCGAGGCGGTTGCCCCACTCGACGGGGCTGGTCATCTGGAAGGGCGGGGTGGGGAGGCCGGCCTTCTTGTGCCACAGCTCGTAGTGGCTCATCCAGGGGGACAGGCCGACGACGGCGGCGATCTCGGTGGCGGTGATGGTGAGGCCACGGCGGGCCTCGTCCCAGGCGGGGGTGCCGGGGACGAGGTGGCCGAGGTGGACCCCGGTCGGGGTGGTCAGCATCAGGCGGCCGCCTCGTGGGCGGCGATCTGCAGGAGGATGCCGAAGCCGCCGTCCGCCTCGCGGGCGCAGTAGACGGCGGCGCCCAGGCCGGGCCAGCCCTGCACCAGGTGCTGGAAGTCGGTGAAGGACGCGGTGGCGAGGGCCGCGATCAGGTGGCGGGTGAAGTCGTCGTCGGCCGTGACGCCGCCGCGGTCGTAGTGGGCGAGGACGTGCTCGGCGTCGTCGCGGGTGATCTGGCTGAGGTCGATCTGCACGGTGTGCTCCTGGTGGTGGACCCGCCCGGCCGCCGGAGTCGTGGCGGCCGGACGGGAGTCGAGGGGAGGTCAGAGGTTGCGGGTGATGACCTTGGTCAGCTCCACCACGAAGCGGTCCCGCTCGGCGGCCGTCGCGGTCGGGTGGAAGGCGAAGTGCAACTTCACGAACGGCTCGTCGGCGTCGTCCGGGTCCGGGCCCTTCGCGCCGAGCCGGATCGTGTGGCCCTCGGGCTCCAGGCCCTCGGCACCAAGGGCGACGGCCCACTCGGACACGTCGACCGCGCTGGTGATCAGGTCGTGGATCTTCCGCTGCGCCTCGTCGAAGTCGTGGTCTCCGAGCTGGCTCCAGGCCCGGCTCATCTCCAGCGGTTCGCCGGTCTCCGACTCCAGGTCGACAACGGTCGACGGGATGGGCGTGCCATCCATCTGTTCGCCGACGCTCATGAAGTCGGGGTCCTCGGTGAGAGCGGCGTGCTGGCGGGCGGCCTCCGCGCGGAGGTCGTCGTCGGTGTACGGGCGGTCGGTCACAGTGGTTCTCCGGGTGGTTGGTCCGTCCGGCCGCCGCGGGGAGGCAGCGGCGGCCGGACGGCGCTGGGGTGGGTCAGGCGTGGTGGCCGAGGAGTCCGGCGGCGGCCGCGTCGCGGAGCGGGCGGACGGTGCTCCGGTGCCTGGGCGAGTTCCTTGGTGAGCGACTCGTTGGCCTGCTGTGCCAGGTGGAGCTGGGCTTCCAGCCGGTCGGCGCGGGCGCGCTGGGCGAGCGCCTCCGTGTTGCGTTCGCGGGCGGTGCGGGCGTGCCGGGCGGCGTCGGCGAGCGCCTGGTCCAGCTCGGCGGCGAGCTGCCGGTGGGCGCGGCGGGTGAGACGAGCGATCATCGGTGGTCCTCCGGGAGGTCGGGCAGGTCGGCGATGCCGGCCAACAGGTCGGCGTGGCTGGGCAGGGGCTGGGCGAGGCTGGGGGTGAGGCCGAGCGCGGAGAGGAGCGTCGGGAGCCGTACCAGCGGGGCGTCCATGGAGGCGGCGAGGACCGCGGGCGGAGTCACTGGTCCTCACCGGCCTCCGCGTCGGCCTGAAAGGTGGGCTGGGCGGTGATCGCGGTGACCTGGTAGCCGGTGCACCCGGCGGCGGGCCACCAGACCTCGGTGCCGTCGCCGTCGTCCAGCCACTCGGTGGGCCCGTCGGTGTAGTCGCTGGCGTTGCGGGCCTCGGCCTGGCAGCAGGCGCGCGCGGCCTCGCGGGTGGTGAAGTGGTCGAGCGGGATGGATTCGTAGGCGAGGGACGCCCGGTAGACGGTGACGGGCTTGTCGCCGTAAGGGGCGGCGGCGGTGAGGAGCTGGCCGCCGCGCAGCGTGGCGATTTCGCGGGCTTGCTGGTCGGCCAGCTCCTCCAGCTCGGCGACGCGGGCCAGCAGGGCGGGCGCGCCGGTGTCTGCCGGCGCGGCCTGGGCGATCGCGTCGACGGCCCCACGGAGGAAGCAGCTAGCGCACGTACCGCAGCCGCAGTCGAGGGTGTAGCCGTGCTCGGTGAGGTAGGTGCGAAGGCCCTCGAACTCGGGGCTGGGCGGGGGAGTCTGGGGGATACTGGCCATCGGTGGCCTCTCCTTCGTCGTTGTCGTAGGGGTCGCCGAGTCGTGGGGTCGCCGAGCCGGACAAGCGGGCGGCCCTTCGGCGTTCAGGTGGTGGCCGGCACCGGGGTGTCGGCGGGGGCCTCGGTGAGGCCGAGGTACTCGAGGAGGTCCGCTCGGCGGACGCGGTAGATCCGGCCGAAGCTGAGGACCTTGATGGGGAAGTCGCCCGCCTTGATCAGCTGGTAGCCGAGGTCGCGGCCGATGTTCAGCGCCCTGAACGCGTCGGCGGCGTCGACCATGGCGGGCAGGGCCCGGACCTGGTCGGGTGAGAGGGCGGTGACCTTCTTCTTCATGCGGCGGCCTCCCGGGGGATGAAGGCGCGGCCGGCGCGTTCCATCGGTATCCAGAGGACGAGCAGGTCGACGCCGAGGGCGGCTGCTATGGAGCGGGCCTTGGTCTCGGGGACGATGCGCTGGGTGCCGGCCATCAGGGCGCCGACGGTGCCGTGGGCGATGCCCGCGACTTCGGCCAGTCCGCGGCTGGTGATGGGTTCGCCGGTGCCGGTTCTCTCCATGAGGACCTTGAGCCGTTCGGCGCTGACCAGCGCGTACATGGTGGGTGTTTCGGGTGTGCTCACGTTCACCTCGCGGGACGGCGTGTTCACCTCGTTGAACGGGGTGGGCAGTGAGCATTCCATGAGATGAACGGGATGTCTAGTTGGTGGAATATGCGGGGCGCGATTGCGTGATGGCTTGATGGCTCAGTGCAACCTTGCGCGTCTGTGTCACAGGCTGAACACTGCGTTCAGCAAAAACTCCAACGGGTACCCCTGATCTCCGTCGATACGCAGTGCGGTGGCGTTCAGGGTCTGAACGTGCCGGATGATCGATCGTTATCGAGGAGTGGCAGGATGAGCGCCGTGGCAGCCATGGAGAAGAACAGGCGTGCGCCTGAACGCGAAGAGCGGGAACGGGGTCAGTTTGCCGAGCTTATTCGGGACCGCCGACGCGAGCTGGGTGAGTCGCTCGACCGCTTCGCAGCGAAGGCGGTGGACCCCGTGACCGGGACCAGGGTCACCCGGGGGTGGATCTACCGACTGGAAACCGGAGAGGCGATCACCCCGCCAGTTTTTGAAGAGCTCCGGGCCCTCGCGGCCGCCGCTGAGCTACCTGTCGGCCGCCTCCAGGATGCGGCCGGCAGGCAGTTCCACGGAGTGGAGCCGCTGGAGAGTGGGACCTCTGAAGCCCGGGCATACGTGCGGAAGTTGGATCGCTTGCCGCCCGATCAGCGGGAACGGCTGATGCAGCTCATCGACACGCTCGTCCCCCCGGGCGATGACGAGACCTCAGGTCCTTCACCAGATCAGTGAAGATCTCCCCACCCTTTCGACACACCTTCACTCTCGGTAGCGCATTCCTACGCAACCGTAGTCGCAAGACATAGAGAGTGCGATCATGCGTCCACGCCTTGACGTGGGAGCACGCAGGTCCAAAGGTGAAATCGAACATGGGAACGGGAGATGGGGGGCAGTGCATGACGTCACTGCTGCAACCGATGCGACCCCGGGGGAGAGCTAGAGCGTGGTACGTGGCGGAGGACCTTCCTGGGGGGGAAGTCGTCGCCACAGCACAGACCACTGAGGGGACGGAGGTCCGGGTCCAGAGAGGAGAGGTTGACCCGTACATACTGGGCCAGCTCACAGAGCAGGCCGAGTTTCTCATCGGCGTGGGGCACTGGATCCCAGGGTGCTCCCTGTCGGCGGCGGACCTGGAACGCGCACGAACGCGGCCCGACGCGCGTGTCTGGTTCCATGAGGAGGACCTGCCTGCGTGGAGCCCGGTCATCCCGGCGCAGACATCCCGCGGCACTCTGATCCTCGTTCAGAGGGGGAAAATTCCTCCCCAGGTGATCAGGCAGCTGAACCGGTGCATCCTGGAGCTCACATCGAAAGGTGTGTGGGTGCCAGGCGCCGCGACGCACCAGCTGCCACACCGAGTACGGAAGGAGTAGATGCCCATGCCGTCTGCACGGCGTGCGGGGAGCATCTACCGCAGGTGCGAGTGCCGTGACGAGGACGGCAAGCTGCTCGGGCAGAAGTGCCCCCAGCTGAAGAAGAGAACCCACGGATCGGTCGGCATCCGCCAGGAGCTGCCGCCCGACGAGACCGGCAAGCGCCGGACTTGGCGCCGTACCGGATACGCGACCGTAGGAGAGGCCCAGGGCGACCTGTCCCGCCTGCAGGCCATCCTCGATCTCGCGGGCGATGACGACGCCGATCAGCGCCGCATCGCCGACCTCCTGGCTGACGTCGCTAGGACGCGCTCCCAGATCCCCACCGTCGCTGACGTACAGCGAAAGCTGGGAGTGGGCGTCCCGCTCGACGGCAAGATGACCGTCGGGCAGTGGCTCGACATCTGGATGGCAAGGAAGAAGACCCGCGTGACGACGACCGCGGGATACCGGTCCCACATCCGGGTCCATCTGCGACCGCATCTCGGGCACCTGCGCCTTGACCGGCTCACGGTCGGCCACGTCCAGGCCATGTTCGACGCGATCGCCGACCAGGCCGACGTCATCCGCGCGGAGAACACGGCGCGGCGCGAGCAGGAAGCGCGCGCCACCTGGGGGCGGCCCGGGCGTCCGCCGGCCGCTGTGCGCGAGCAGCTGGCCGCCGAGCGCGAGCGCCTGGCGGAGATGCCCCCGTACCGGCGGGTGACCGGCCAGGCCACACGGCACGCGATCCGGCGCACGCTCCGGGCCGCGCTGAACCGGGCCATCGGCGAGCAGATCATCACCTTCAACGCGGCCGCCCACGTCGAGCTCGGCCCCGGCGCCCGGCCGAAGGGCCTGCTCTGGACCGACGAGCGCGTGGCCCGCTGGCGGGCGACCGGCGAGCGGCCGTCCCCCGTCATGGTGTGGACGCCCGAGCAACTCGGCGCGTTCCTCGACGAGGCCGAGGGGCACCGGCTCTACGCCCTCTTCCACCTGATCGCCCACCACGGCCTCCGTCGCGGCGAGGGCGTCGGCGCCGACTGGGCGAACGTTCACCTCGACGCGGCCCAGCCGCGGATCGACGTCCTCACCGAGATCGTGGTGGACGGCTGGACACCCATCGAGACCGCGCCCAAGACGGACTCCTCCATGGGCTCGGTGATGCTGGACCGCGGCACGGTGGCCGTTCTGCGGGAGCACCGCGAGCGGCAGCTGGCGGAGCGCGACGAGCGCCAGGCGCACGGGCTCGGCTGGACGGACACCGGGAAGGTGTTCACCGCGCCGGACGGCTCATGGCTGCACCCGGATCTGGTGTCGAAGGAGTTCCGGCGGATCGCCGAGCGGGCGGGCCTGCCGCCCATCAACCTGCGCGATCTCCGCCACGGGGCGGCCGCGCTGGTGAAGGCCGGCGGCGGGGACATCCACGACGCGAAGACGAAGCTTCGGCACTCCACGATCGCGCTCACCAGCGACACGTACATGGAGCTGTTCACGGAGTACGAGCAGGACCTGACCGAGCGCGCGGCGGCGGTGGTGCCCCGTGCGCGCCGGCCGCGCGAGGTGGCTTCGCAGCAGGAGGACTGA